GATGAAAATAGTTGGGTCGTCCAAGGATGTATGAAAGTGCCATTTCATCTTTCCATTCAGGGATGAAAGATGTTCCGTCAATACCATTGTCCTGCAATAAAGCAAGAGTAGTACTGTCATCAACGCCTTCAGTATGAATCAGGCTTGAGTTGGGTTTTACAATCATGCGTTGAGCAGGATTGACAGAAATTGGCTTGGATAAACCAATGGCTGCCAACCCTCGAGCAGCGAGTCGTGAGACCCAGGCAACAGTCGAAGCAACCTGTCCAATCACTGGCACTCCAGAAAGCGCGTCGGCAACGAGGGAGACTCCCCGGGCCCCTGTAGAAAGGGGTCCAGATTTAGTCTCTCCCGAATCCGGCGCACTCCTAGGAGTTAACAGTGCTTGGGCATGTCGCCGCGGCTCTCGCCTCCTTACTTTATATCCAGCCAGCTCCAATCGTTCAATGTCGTGTTCAAAAGTTGAAATAGAATTTTGAGTAGGTACATAGAATTGTGGATTTACGAATCGCGCGTAGACAGTATATTTACATGCTACGGGCAGTTCGGCACCACGAAGTTGGGAAAATACGTACAAATAAACAGTTCCAAATTGGTTGTTTTCATTTGATAAATCAAATAAGTCGTAGATATTTGCGTAAGGACAAATTAATTTAAGTGAATTGCCTTCCTCAAGGGATAAAACCTTGTTAGGACACGATGTTTGAGACGCGAGAAAACGCGTTCCTTTTCGTCGAAAGTCACCTACCTTAGGAAGATAGGGATTATACACGAGCATCAGCGCACCTTGTAAGAACGGTTGTGCGTTAACTTTCACTTCAATCTCAATATCCGCCTTAAGATATTGATAATTTTTGAGCTTGTCGGCAACAATAGCCGATGAACTAAGAATCTGCTGCGGGAAATTAAATGCTTGCAAGTAATTAATCGTATCAGCGTCATAAGATCCACCGGTATTGTTGTCGAAAGCTCAGCATCAGTACTTTTCCATTCATAAGTATTAATGTTTACAGGTCGTTCAAGGATAGTCCGTATATCATGCGTAGTCGTATCATTGAGGGCCATAATACTGGTAGTGGACGGCATGGGGGTTGCGACTGGGGACATCTGGATGTCCGTCATCAAATTCCCACGAGTTTCGTCCACAACAGTATTCTGGTCCTGGTCATAATCAGTATTTGAATTTGTTTGAGAATCGGTAATCTGTTGTTAGATGCTAAAGCAAGATTAATCTTTAGCAAATTGGAAAGCTGTTGTAAAGAAACAGCAACTTCTGTCCAAGTGGCAGCAATATGGGTGCATTATTTCCGGTTTTGCACACACAAGATCACACCACAGGGGAGTTACCAGAGAGGGGAAAAGCGTGCCGCAGCATAAATGTCACGGTTTGCCAAAAATTCCTCCCTGGTTTCGAAATAAGTGGGCACGCGCAAATTCACATCTGCACGAGCACACGCTCTCGAAATGACTTTACTCCATTTGTCATAAGTACTTTTGGGATGAAGTCCAAGTTCCATAATCGTTTGTGAACAATTTTCCATGGTGGCGAGTTTAACCACGCCACCTTTTATCCAATTTGTAATTTCCAGAACATTTTCAATAGCCATCGGAGCCAAATACATTCCATCTTCCTGAAGAACAAAATAACGTTTTAAAAACGAAATTTCCTCAAGAAGTTTATAGGGACGCAGCGACTCCGATTTGGTTTCGTCAGTGTAAGTCAGTCCAATAGTCTTAAGAATGCGAGTGATTGAGTGTTGATTGAACCAAGAAATAATATCAGAAGATATATTCTTGGCATCATCGTCACCATAAACAATATCACTCACATATTTGCCGTAGTCACACACGAGTGGCAGACCCATTTCTCGTTTGAGAAGTAGGTAAGCCACTCGCATGATTATCAGGTTAAACAAGGAGTTAATAATAACGGTTAGAGGATTTCCAGATGGTTGTGAATGGGTTTGTCGAATGACGTGCCCACGAACAAGTACATCCGTATTGCAAATGTGTTCCCACAAAGCAGTACGAATCATGTTCTCCTCTTCCGTTCCGTCGTACCAGTCGTTAATTCCGTCAAGAATTTTCATCAGCACTTGCATCAATAGGCTTCCATCAAAATTGCTGAAATCTCCAGCAACAAGAAAGTCACCATACCTTTGCAAGCGGTTCGCAAGTTTGGTCCATTCGGTCGAGTAGGGGTTTATTCCCACTGCAATTCCATTATCAATTCGCTGTTCCATAACATGAGCAGCAAAGTCGAGAAAGTATTGGCGCAAGGCAATTGCGAGGTGTTGAGGACAAGCCTCAAAAACTCGCGTTTTTCCAGCGTTAACTTTCTCTATTGGTCGTTTCTCGTCTTTCAGGGTTGCCATAAAAATAGCATCCCCACGAATTCCAAGTCGGGCTTTGTCAATCAGTTCGGTCACGTCACGTTTAAGTTCAGTATTTGTTAAGTCAAATTCTTGTTCCTTTCCAAGCCAAGCCGTTTTACCTTTTCCTTTGTTGTATAGATTGTAGGGATATCCAGGTGATGTAGTGCGATTGAGAGATCTCTTGTAAGGGTCGCATTCCACTCCAACAATTGCTTCTTCGTAAGAATGAACAATTGTTGGGGTGGACTTAAAACCAATCAAAGAGAAAACATCATTCACCGCAGCATCTAAGATATCACTATCAATATACACTTGCTTTCCAAATAGTTTTTCCACACCTTTCAGCATCGGGTCAACTCTCTCTCCATTTATTTCCACTGGCCGTAAAACAGCCGGTTTGGTAAATGGAGTTTGAATTAACCCATGCACCGCCGATGGTCGTAGCGCAGTCTGATTAGGGACGGCAGGCATCACTGCACTGCCGACACTCAAATAATCACCACTCGCAACCAGCTTGTCTCGAAAAGGCGTGGAAAGTCAACTGTCAGAATAAGGGAATCGTCCGTCTATCATGTACCGAGAAGGAAGTGAATGCTCCTTGATGTGATCTTGAAGAGCGCACTGTAAAAGTTCGCTCGTCATTATCACACCAAGAGCAGGTTCACCAGCTCCTCCAGCAACATGAAATCCGATAATTTTCGCAGGGATGTTTTTGTTTTTCGCAGAAATAAGTGAGCCACAACATCCCGGGTAAGTGTCAATTTCGTAGTCAATGTGTTTCCCTATAGAGATAGAACATTTACAAGGAATGCCAAAGGGACATGTTTCGAGAGGATGTTCATAGTATGTAGTAGTTTTCGTTCCAATATTAAATTTCTTGGTTTGTTGCTCGTTAATAACCAATTGTTCGTTTACGATTCGATAACCACTAAGTACTATGTCACCCTCCTTCAACACGTCAATATCTTTAGCACTCATAAATTTATTTACAATTTTTGGTCGAGAAGGTACAATTTGGGGTAGAGTAATCAGAGCAAGATCGGTTGGTTTCCCATCCGCTTGCTTAACTTGTGAAATTTTACAGTCTTTCAAGGGAATATCCACGGTCAATTTTGAATTTGGGTTTTGAATTTGCAAGGTTTTAAATTGCAAATTCGCATTCCGAATTGAATGAGCAGTAACCAACAGAGTGCGTCCCACCACAAAAGTACCAGTACTTTTGGATGAGACGCCATCTGCAGTCACTGCTTGTATCCAAACAGAATTCTTCGTCAACACATTAGTACATTGTTCCAATCGTACTAAGTCACCTTCAGCGTGTCGTTTTGACCCTTGAATTAGGGCTACCGGAAGAGGCATAGGCATCGTCCGGACATAAGCGTCGTAAATTTCTTTTCCAAGTCGTATAGCGTCGTCGTTGTCGAGGGGGTTGTATGTCAGTTGTCGTTGAGTTGAGCAAAAATCACAGTTAAATCTGCACAAACTACCAATTAGTCTCATAGCTTCGATGTAATCAAAGCCAGTTTTACTAATGTGATCGATTGTAGCAGGCACTGCACACTTAGTAAAAAGTGCTTGTGCGTAATGATTCGGTCGGGGAACCGCGGGCTGGGAAGAATAAACTCTCTCCGCCACGCGTACACGTTCTTCGGCTTTCTGCAATATCTTTGACAGATATGCATCCGTCCACACTTGACACCGCATCAGAGCGGCCTTCACTTGGGGCACACCAATACGCCTAAGAAAGTGGTCAAAATAACCACCTTCATCGGAATACTGCATAACGTTACACACGTCACATCGTTTACACGGGGAATAAATCTCGTTCAAGTGCAGTGAGAACTCACAGGCTGATGGGATATTTAGGAAGAATTGTCTTCCCAAATATCCAATCAGCCCACTCACTGCAATCATCAATGTCGCGTCCAATGTCTTCGAGCCGGTAAAGGCAGGAAGAGGTCTGGCTAACGCTGCTCCTACATATCCTAAGAATGCACCAGCAACGCCAACCATTTTACTACAGGTCTTCGATAATCCACTCGCAACAGTAGAATAAATATACTTAATGGTCGAACCAAACACTTTACATGCTTTGTTAAACACATTTTGTAGCTTTATTCTCCAAGCTCCTTCCAATGGGTCAGGGGTTGATACATCTACCAACTCCTCGTCAATTTCCTCGTCTTTCGCATCCGAGAAAACATCCGTCAATATGTCACCATATTGACGTTTGAATTCTTTCACTTCGTCAGCAGATAGTGAGGGTCCATGCGTTAACAATAGACAATCACACAATGCTTTCTCGTTTCCACAAACACACACGCGCGCTTTACAAGCACACATGTCCTTTGTCGCACACGTCGTCATGTCTTCACATGATTCCTCGCACTGACATGCGCTGAAATCAGGACATTGAGTCCTGACTTCAGCACAATAGTCAATCAATGATTTGGGATCAAATATATTTCTAAATTGGTCCAAAATCATTTTCTCCGAAACCTTG